GCTTGGAAAATTGCTTGAATTCATCGATGTTTATGTTGTCTGGATCTAAATTACCTTTCTTGGACTTGGCGTATTCTTTGAAGAGAACAGGAATGGCACTTGGCTCAAATTTCTGTCCAGGGAATAAATCTACGAGTTCTCGTAATACTCCAGCCAGCCTGCCAACCTTCTCCACCAATTGAGGTTCTGCCATCAGCTTGGACAATACATTGCTGGCCGCAACCTCTGGTGTCGCCTTTTGGCGGCTGCTAAGAGCTTGATACGCCTTCTGGATAGCCGGGAATCCTATCGCATCGACCGGCAATCTTATTTCGAGTTTTTTAAGAAATTTGTCGTAACCAAAATTGTCATAAGCTTTTTTCTGGTTTTTGGAACGAGCTTCCAAAAACTCCTGATATTTACTCGGCGTAAATTCGATGGCATCTTCTGGGCTTTTTGCGCCAAGGGTCGCAAAATAGTTCCTCACAAGATTGTCTTTATTCTGCGGTAGCCCGCTTGCATTCTGAATGTTGGCTATTTGCTTATCTGCAATCTCTTGAACTTCTCGCAGAACGTCTTCCGAATACCTCTTGAACCCCTGTGCGTCCGGCAGCCCTGGGGTAAGCTTCTGTGCCGCATATCCCGTGTAGAGATTCTCTAGGGCTTTTCCTTTTTTCGTCTGCAAAATGTCCTTAGCGATCTCATCGGCCTCAGGGCTCCCCAGAACCGCTTTCCTGCTTGCCTCGCGAGCCCTGATCGCCTCGTCAACCGCCTCTCTGGCCTTGTCTCGCACTTGTGTCGGAGGAATACCTTTTGTCTTTTGGAAGGCAGCCTCAAACTCGTACGGAGATGGCATGACTGCGGGATGAATGTTTCTATTTTTAACCTCATCCAAGACTTCTTTTTCCAGTTGGGTCATATTGGAAATAGGCAGAAATTCGTGAGAAAGCTTTTCGGTGAGAGGAAGTTTGCTCTCAGTAATCCCTTTATGGATCATCCTGACGCTCTCGGCCGGTCCGGTCCTCGTAACCATCCCGACATCCATTAGCTCCTTGGCAATTTCGGGATAATCGTTTCTAATCCCTATGATATTTTTGCCAATGACAGGAACATTCCTCCCGCCCAGCTTCACTACCGGAGCAGCGACAGTCGCCAGCGACAGACCGCCAAGCTTACTGGCGGCCGCCGCCTTGCCAAGGCCCGGAACAAGGTTGCGAACGTCCGTGAGTTCCTCCAGGGCCATCTCGCCAAGACGCCTGATGGCGCCGGATGGATTCGACAGCGGCCGAATCGGTCCGACTTCCGGCGCCGAACCCATAAGCTCGGAAAACTGCTTGCCTCTCGCCTCGGAATACGGGATATCGGAACCGGATGCTCTGGCGACACCATACTTGACTAGACCCCTGACCGCATCGGCTATGTTCTCGGACGCCAGAAGGCCGTGGCCAAGCGGACGAAGTGTGTAATCCTTGACGATCTCGGGCGTTGACCGCTCAACAAATCTGCCAGCGGCCGAGGCGCCGCCAAGCAGGGCCTTCCCGATCGCCTCAGGCGCTTCATCGACAATCCGGTAGGCAGCACTGCCGAGATTGGACGGGACAGACGACGCCCGCTGGCCGAACTCCGAAAGCCTGTTACCAATACCGGACGACTTCAGCTTCTCGTAAGCACTGTACGCAAGATCGCCCAGATAATCGTCAAGGCCCTCTTCTCTTTCCGGATCGAAAATAGCCATCGGATGGACCTCACATCAAGCAGCGTAAGCTCTCGATATCTCTAAAAGCAATGGGTTGAAACCGGGATCCTCGTCCTCTTCGTGGATTTCGTACTCGATACCGTCGGAAGATGGTATCGGAACATAGCTGTATCCGGCGGGTCCCACCGAGGAAGAAACGCCTTGGCCGCCAAGGATGGATTTCACTTTCTCGATGAGGCCCTGACGATACATCAAAAGGTAGTTGAGGTACTCGCCAAGATCGCCGACCTCGCTTACCAGTCTTGGCGACAGGCTGGATGAACTCCATCCATGCTTGATTATCTTGCTTATCTCGTCCGGGTCTGTTGCCCACTCGCCATATCGGCGACGCATCTCATCAAGAAACAACTCCGGAGAAGTCGGAGATACGGCGCCTCGCTTGAAAGGAGAAACAATGTTGACAACCGGATTTGAAAGAGGTCTGAAATGCCTGACCATCTCTCGCATATCATCCGGACCAGACACCCCGGCCAGAGAAATAGAGGTCTCGGTCGGAAGCGGGCGATCGCCGCCGGTAATGAACCTGTAATACTTCATCGCCTCCGGCTCGTTGCCAGACCGGATGGCATTCTTCAATACGTCAGGAATATCTGGGTTTTCCAATATCCTTCTGGCTACCAAGTCTATCCCTTCCGGACGGTGGCGTCTGACCATCACCTTCTTTGTAACCTGGTCGATGTAATCTTCGTCCGGAATTCCAGCCTCACGAAGCGTGTGTCGGCCCTTCTGGTCCAGCGACCGGTAAATTTCCTTGGCTCTCTCAACATCGCCGGAAGAAACAGCCTTGCGAAGCTCGATCGGTACGCTTTCGAGACCGATGATGTATTCGGCTGACGCCGGCAACGAAACCGTCTCTCCGCCCACAAGTTCTGTTGACGCCAGCTCAGGAGCCAGACGGGATGCCTCGACCGCGCCCTTATCGTCCAAAACCCTGAAGTAATCACGGAGGCTCTCGAAAAAACCGGGAAACGTCTCTCTGTCGACACCGATGGACGAAAGCTCCGATCTGGCACTATTCGACAGCATGTCATAATTCGGTCCGGTGTAGATCATGTTTTGGGAATAGGTCCACTCCGGCGCATAAGACAGAATCCTTGCCTGATTGGTTTCATCCGGAATCTCTGCTATATGCTCCCTGGATCGACCAAGGATCTCGTCAATCGCATTGGGAACTTTTTCAAAGATCCCCGGCATGAAGTCCGGTTCGGTGAAAGAAATGATACCGGGTTCGCCCAGAATTCCCGATGGCTGTAGCATTTCTGCCATCTTTTTGCCGATTTCACGGTAATAGTCATACTTGGCCCTGATATCATCCTTGACATCCATGCCAACATTAGGCGGATTGTCCAGCATACTGACCAGCTCGTCGAACTTATCGCGACCAAAGCTCTCCGCTATGGAGTTGACCAGGTCTTCGGACCCTTGATTGATTCTGGCGCTCTCCAGCGACCTGAGAATGTTAACGGCCTGATCGGCGGAATCCATGTAATACTGAGCAAAGTCGGGCCTCGAACCCATTCTCGACGGAGGATAAATCTCTGCCATCTTGTCCATGAAGCCTGCCCGCAAAGCCCGCTCGCTCGCCGGTCCAAACAGATCCCTGCTCTTTTTCGGAACGGCTTTCGGTTCCTTCGCAGATACTTCAGGCACCGCCTCTGCTTCGAGAGCAACGGGAGACTCTGGAACAGCTTCAGGGACGACTGATGGTTCCGGGACCGATGGCTCCGGAGCACTGGCCATTACCTCAGCGATCGACTTTGATTCCGGGGCGCCGAACCGCTTCCTTAAATGGCCATGGGCGATGGCGTGCCGCTCCAGAGGAAGGCCGGTTGAAGCCCCATAATGGAGAATGTACTCCATGATAGCGTCACGCGGATCGACCTCCCTGCCATACTTCTTTGTCAGGTCGGCGACAGACCTGACCGCACCGACCAGAATGCTCTTCTCTTCGCCGGTCACATTTCTCGTGTTCAGGATCGCTTCGGAAAGCCTGGCAACGGAATCGGCGTCCGCCTGATTGACCAGCGAAATCCTCTTCTGGATTTCCTTGCTTTGCAAAGGCATGCCTCCTCCGCGAGAGGCTATCCCATGCAAAACCTCCTCGGACGACTTGCCCTCCGGCAGTTCATTTCTGAGATACTTGGCAATCAGCGAATAATCCGGCTCATCGGAAGAACCAAAGACCTTTTCAACCACCCCCACGACCTGGCCGGTAGCGTCAAGCAGATTCCTCTCGGCCATCTCTTCAACGCTTCCTGCGGCAATCTTCCCCGCTGCACCGGAAGCGATGCTCTCGCTCCCTTCCCTGCTGAAGAACTTTAGCAGCCTCATACCAGGGCCAAAGGCAGCCATCATCGGAAGCGGGCCGACCCCGCCACCAGCCTTCACTGCCGCAACGATCGGCGCCGCCTTCGTCATGGCGGCACCTGCAAGACCCTTGATGACGGGAGCCTTGACAACCCCTATGCCGGGAATCAGATTGGTCGGATCGGTGGCAGCCTCGATAGTAAAGTCCGTAACATCGCCGATCGCATCCAGCGGATTTGAAAGAGGACGAAACCCAGGCTTCTTCTCCCTTCCGAACACCTCGGTCGGGGAAACTCTTTTGGCTTCCTCGAAGGTCATCTCCGGCTTTACAAATCTGGACGTGCCGTAATTGAAGGCGCCCTTGCCATAAGTGATGGCATCGGCGACAACTGGCAAGGTCCTGGAACCAACACCGATGAGCGTCTCGCCAAGCGGCTCCAGAAGATAGTCAGAGACAGGCTCGGGAGCCGATCTTGCAATGGCTCCGCCAAGATCCCAGACGCCCCTGGCCCCTATCCCTGCCCCTCCCAGAAGAGCGGTCCCAATCGCCTCGGGCGCCTCATCGACGATCCGGTAGGCAGCAGTACCTAGGCGGCCAGGGGCGTCGCGAAGAAATGAACCATACGGGGAAAGCTTTCTGTAGGCTTCACCGGCAAGACGACCAAGATAGCTTTCTTCTTCCAAGCCCATGCCCTCCCGTCATGCCACCGGCGTCAGCCCGGAAGCCTGCTGAACACCTTTCAAATACATTCTTGCTATCTCCTCCAGAAGCGGATTGATCCCGCTGTCCTCGACCGGAGACGGAGAAGCCATCGGATAGCCACCTTCGACAGGCGGAACCATCATCCCGCTGACGTCCGGAGAATCAGGCATCCCCATGACAAGCGCAGCCGCATCGCTTATCCCAAATGGATAACCCGGTTGCTGTGCAGCTTGGTCACGCATATTCAGCATCAGCCAATCCTCGGACTAACCGGCCTCGGGCGCATCTCTGCAACGATTCTGCGAGACGGGATCGGCATACTGAGCCTCTGAACGATCCTCGTTCCGACCCTTCCTCTCGGCCTGGGGTCGTCACTGCCGACCGGAATCCTGCCGGACTTGCCCTGGCGATAGAACTCCAGCTCTCGCTCTCGCATCATGTCCTGCTCAAGCGACTCCTTCCTGGCTCTCATGTACGGGTTCAGTTCCATCTCTCGGCGACGGTCAATCTCCGACTTCTGCTCTGGAGTGATGTCGTCCGGATCAGATCCGCCAGACCGCCTGTACTGCCTGACCATCTCCTCAAGCAACAATGACTTCGGCGCCGGCCCGATCGGGTTCGGATCCTCTGACATAAAGGTGAATCCACCGGAAGATTCCCCGTCGCTTGTGCTCGTATCGATCAGCGATTCGCCTGGAAGAAGGAAACTCATCGGATATCCCCATCAAAGAGAACCAAGAAGCGCCGGAATAAGACCCAAAAGAAGAGACTGCTGCTGTTGCGACGCCCCCACGTCCGTTCTGTATTTCTCCATCAGCGCATTCAGGAGGTCCATCCTCTGGCGAGCCGCAGTCTCATAGCCAAACCGCTGACGTTCCCACATATTCTGCTCGGCCTCTCTCGCACCTGACTCGCCAAGAGCCCTGCCAAGCAGACCAAGCCTGTCAACCAGTTCGTTCGTGGCCATGCTCTGAGCGCCAATGCCGCGACCAGCCGCCTGCTCTCTGGCCTGGCGCTGCTGCAACCCGGAAAACGCCTCAGCCATCGCTCTTGCATTATTCTGAGCCTGAAGAGACGTCTGAGCGTCAGGAATAAGGTCGGATGGACCAAGGTAGTTCGGGTCAAAGAACGTCCTGGTCAGCGTATTAAGCTGGGCGGAAAGCTCGGGAGGGAACCTCGGAAGCGAAGAGGGTCCGCCTATGCCAGGTAACTGCGAGCCAGCTCCGCTCCCCGGCATAGGCGGGAACCCACCAGGCAATGGGGGAAAACTGGGGATGCCAAGCCTATTCCTTTCTATGTCATCCTGAGTCCATGGTCTACCCAGAGGGCGAGCACCACCGGAGAATCCAGAATCTATGTTCCGGTTGCTGCCGCGGACAGGCGAGATGCCTGGGCGGGAAGGGTCGATCCTGATCGTGCCAACGCCGGAGGAAGGTGGCCCCCACGAAGACAGTCCGGCGCCAGGAGAAACGGGAATCGTGGACGAAGACGGGCCGGCCAGGCCGCCAGCAGGCCGATTGCGGTCTCGGCGCTGAACCCGGTCGTTGGAGTTCTGGCTGGGGATACCCTGCAAGTAATCCTGCTGGCCAATCGACGGTCGAAACATCGTTTGTCACCAATAAAACTGCTGTGGAGCACCCTGATTCTGGATCCCGCCAAACAAAAATGGGAAGAACCTCGACAAATATTGGAACATCTGCTGACGCTTCAGCGCATCCGAGTACGCATCGGCATACGACTGGTAGAAGGGAAGCTGAAGCTGCTGCGCAAGCTCCTGCTGCTGAAGCCTGATCCTCTCCTGCTCAATAGCCCTCTCCTGAGCAAGACGAGCACGCTCAATGGCCTCTCGCCGCAGACTCTCTTCAACCTGAGATTGTATCTGCTCCCGCTGGATGGCCGCCTCTCTTGCCTTGGCAGCCTGCTCCGCTGCAAGCTGGGACTGGAACTGGCGGTTCTGCAACGACCGGTCCCTATTCGCCCCCCTGATGTCAGCCGTGGTCTGGAGCCTCTGAAGATCGATCGCCTGCTGATCAAGGCTGGTGTCGCGGGTCGAGTAACCCATCGAGCTTGGCCTGTCGCTGCTGACCGGAGGCGACGTTACCCCGAAACCTGAGCCGTATTGAACGTTCATCGCCATGTTATTCAAGAACCTTAATCTTCTGTTTCGTCACGGTCTGGTTCACAAAGTCAACCTCGGTAACCACTTCCATGACAATGACCCTCGAAAGCCCGGCCTGAGCCTCAAGGCGAGTCTCCTCCTGAGACTTCGCCCGGCGAAACCGTGACCCAAGCCCGGCTGTGGCCCTGATAGCAGCAGCAAGAACCATCATGGCAGCACCCTTACCATCTCATGGACCCTGCACGCTACCAATTCCATTTTCTCCTGATGCTTCTTCTTCGCGAAGAGCATCTCGATCGGACCTATGGTCGCGGAAAAGAAATCTTCCAGATTGTCCATCCTTTTCAGGCTGTCCTGAGAAAAGAACGTGTAGTCGTTCGGTGCCCTGTCGTTAATTAGTGCCTTCAGTCCTTCTATGGTGATCATTGATACGCTCCCCCGATTTCCAGCTCATGAATCCTTACCCGGTCGGTCATCTGGACGCCTTCCAGTTCAACGGAAAACGATCTTATCTCGCGAACCGCGTTGTCTCTGCTGTCCGGCAGCGGAACTCTGGACCACCCCTTCGTTGCAGAAAGATCGACCAGAACATCCGGGGAACCAGCTTCGCTGGTTGCACCCACTCCGGATATCCCGGTATAGCCCATGTTCTTCGCTATGGCGGACCTGTTGTCGATGACCCTTAAATTCATTGTACTTGCCGACGGAGAAAACATCATTACGATGTCTCTCGGATATTCAAATTCGCTGTCCTCCCATCGGAATTGACCGGAACGCCACTTCCACCGAATCCCGCCTATCACAACGAAAGAGGTTTCGTCCGGAACAACCTTCCATGCATCAGTAATCCATATCCTTGTCCATTGGCCAACCCGCTCCAACTTGGAAATAACCCTTGTCTGCCACTTGCCTCTGCCGCTCACGACATGGATCGGCGAGTCCGAAAGGTCAAGTGAAACCTGCTGGCTCCTCACCGTAACGGACACAATGTCGGCGGACACCACCTCAAGCCTGATCTTGCCGGCATCAACCGCATCGTCCAGCGGGCCGGTGTCCACGGCGATGAACTTCCTGCCACCGCAGCCGGCAAGCTGCCTAGGAAACGTGTACGAATTGATCGTCAGCGAAGTGTCACTGCAACCGACCGTCAGTGCCGGCCATCGCTCAATCCACCACCGGTCCAGTCTGTAGTTGAAGCAAAGGGCACTTCTCGGAATCCATTCCCCGCCAATGCATATGAACCAGCGAATGGTCTCCGTGCCTCGGTCGTGGGAGACGTGGAACTTGTCAGCATGCTTCCAATTGACGCGGATGTTGAACGCCTCGAAACGGAAGGCGTCCTGAATCGATGCGCCGGACGGATTCGTTCCCCTGTTCCCGTCAAAAGAATAGGCGCCCTGATAGTCCAGCATCCATATCGCGTCTTCTATCGTGATCCAGCAGCGATTGTTAACGCATCCCCTTCCGCTGAACACGAGAGCCAGAAGCCCATCCACCGAAGGACGCGACTGGTGCGAAAGCTGATGGACATGCTTCGTTTCGACAATGTAAAGGAACGTTCCCTTGGAAATGAGACAGGTGATCCTGTCGTTCGTCTCCTGAATCAAAAGCTCCTCAAGAGGATCCCAAGCCTCGGGATAGCCGGCTTCCGAATAAGGAAGAGACCTGGCTCCCTCGGGCCGGGTGATCGCATAAGCCGCGATCCTGTCCGTCTCGCCACCGTACGGTTCGGTAAGCATTAGCTCCTGCGTGCCGGCGACCTTGAACCCGTTCTGGGAAACAGACTCGATCTCGTATGGCCTGTTGCCGCCACCGACAAAGATCTTTCGGCCGGCCATCTGCTCCGTCCAGCTTGTGCCGTAGCCTATTACCCTCTTCGAGTTCTTCGTGACAAAGACATGGCCTCTGTCGTAGATGCTCTCGCCAGCGGCAAAGACCCTGCCTATATGGGCAGCAAAGATCGTCTTGCTGGAAGGAGGCGGCCCATTGCGGTTAAGACTGGTTCCCGAATCAGGATTGACCGCAAAAGATCCCCGGTTCTCACCGATGATCGGCACCACAAGCGGCACCGCATCCTGGAGAATCAGATCCGCATCCGCGCGAAAGGAAGTCAATGTCGTGGACACCATGTCCGTAGTGTCAATGTCCACGTACCACGTGTAGAACTGGCCGTCCGTGTTGCGAAGAATCTGACGCCTGACCGCCCGGCCGGAATCAATGTCCTCCTGAGACGGAACAGGAAGATTTGTGTATTCCACTCCAAAGGCGTTAACAAGCTGGAACTCGGGAGTTCCTGTCACGTCGCCGGCAAGATTGTCGTCGCTTATATACCGAACGAACGCAATGTACGATCCGTTCAGGGTCCCAACCCCTATCCCGGACGCCAACGCTCCAACATCGGGCGTCGGTACGCCAGCCCGCCGGAGCGTCGTATTCATCCCGTCGAAGCGACGCGGGAAATTCACGCCGTTCGCCAGCATCATGATACCCTGGTCCGTCACGGAAAATGACGTCGCATACTCCGTGTTCCAGACCTCTTCGTCCGCGTCGCCGGGATAATAGCCCTCCCCACCGTCAGACGGAATCGTCAATGGGACAGGGTCTAGGCTAAGTATCGGATTCATGTCATCGGATAACCGGCATCAGTTCCAAGCCCTCCAACCGGCAGCGTAGTCCCCTGCTGAACTGAATCCGCCATCGAGTCAGGAACCTGTATACCGAGCATCGCCATCATCTGGATGATCTGGTCTATGGTAAGGCCGGCAAGGCCAGGCTGATCAGGCATGGGCGGACCCTGCTCTCCAGAAGGAACATCCATCGGAGGCGGGCTGCTCATCACGTCTCCCTGCGGAGCGGCCGGATCAACAGGCGACGCCGGCGCCGGGGTCATCAACGCCGGCGCCGCCTGTGATACCGGAGGCGCTGAAAGGCCGTTGACAATCTGGTCCATTGTCGGAGCGCCTTGGGTACTCATCATCATATGAGGTGGCATTGGACCCATCATCCCCTCTGTCGAAGGACCAGGCGGGATCGGAAGCTGGCCTGAAAGCATCGCTAGCAACGGGTTGTTCATCATCTCAGTTCTCCTTGGTTGTCGGGTCCATCCCAGCTACCCAACGGCCATCCTGCTGAAGAGCAACCATGATCTCGCCTTCAGCCCTGGGCCATAGCTTCATCGCCGATACAAGGCCCGCACTGTGACCACCTTCCACAACCTCAAACGCCGCAAGATTATGCTGCTCATTAGAAGCCCTGGAATAACACACTACATTATAATGGCCTGGATCGTATCTGCTATCCAGATAAATCCATGTCCGAAAATGGCCTACGTTCGTGTGCAAATCGACCAGAGTAAGAGGAACAGACTGGACCATGAGCCGGTCACGCATGATAATGGCGTACGGAGTCCGGACAGGCTTCTTGAATCCGCCGTAAGGGCCGATCCTCAAGATCGCGACGGGTATCGAGTCGCCCCTTCTGAATCTGCCCAGATACATTAAGTCACCCCATGAACTGGCCCATCAGGCCGCTGAAACCTTCCGTGCTGATCGAGCCGGGATCGCTGTACCACCTGGTAGTTCCCGCAGAAAGGTTCCGCTCAAACCACTTGTAAACCTGATAGCCGAGCGGATGATCGTGCAACTCGACATGAAGCGGAACAACGATGTTGTTGTCCATGTTCGTCCACTGAACATTCTCGGTCAGCGGGTACACCAGCGAAGCTCCGGCGGATATGCCGGCCCCTCGCATGATCGTCGTACTGCAAGACGTGCACACATCAAGCCTTATGTTGACCATCTCGCCCTGAACGCCAACAAGCAATTCGACTTGGTTTCCCGGCTCATTGTTGGCCTGCTGAGTCTCGTCGCCAGTAGTCACAAAGTCCCAGAAGTTCGCCGTGTCCTGAAGAAACAGACCGCGACTGATCCGATTGAAATGACTCCAGATGAACCGCATCCGAGAACTGTCGTGGGTCTGACCTGCTACGGAACCAGTCCGGAAGCTTCCAACATAGGTTGCCTCCGGATCCGCACCGTCAACCAGAACGCCGCCGATCGAGGTGAGCGAATGAGGAGCACGGGAAGAATCACTTCCCCATGCCTGAAGATAATAATAGGGAAGACCGCCCGGCCCGGTAAGAAATACGTCGTAATTCGTGTCCGTCGTGGCAGGAACGGCCACTTCGATCGGGGAATCGAGAATAACCACCCTGAACTGGCCAGCCGATGCGTCGTAAACCGAAACCCTGTTCCCCCTGAACGGATGAATGTAGACGCTGGATACCGGCCCCACAACTGAAACGGGTTCAGGATTCACCGAACTGCCCGATATCCTGCATTCAAAGTAAAGATTTCTCGTCTCCGGGTTGTCAAACCGTACCGATCTTACGCCGTTTGAAGGGAACAGGGACGAACCATCCGTCGTGACATAACCGACCAGACGGTAGTTATTGTCGCCTGTCCGCAGTGCCATCGCATCCTGATCGAACGTGTTCGGCGGGTCCGTGGAAAGAACGAGAGCCGGCATGTTCCCGGCATCGTATGCGTAAACGTAATAGGTTGTGTCAGGATCGAGTCCGGTGGCACTTACCGATACCGGGCTGGAAAACCGCAGCATCCGGCCGTTGATGCTTATGCTGCCGCCGTTCTGGCCAAGAGGTATCAGGGAAATCTGGGAATCGTTGTCGCGGATCAGACGCCACGTATCAATCTCAACGTCCCGCCAGACCGCAGTAAGACCACCGGTGATAGGCACGGTCAACACCTGACCAGCCTCTCCGTCCGTGATCTCTACGCCAAGAAGATTCGATATGTCAATGGCCGAAGGAAACGTTATCCTCATCACACCACCTGAAAGGTATCCTTGCCACCGCCCCTGCGAAGAACAAACGTGTCGTCCGTATAGCTCGCCTCTCCGCTGACTATATAGTTGCCACCGGCAGCAAAGCCGTTCAGCTCGGTAGCTTCAAACGCGTACCGGTAATAGCCGACCTTAGACCAGATGCCGCCCCCGGTATAGGCGCCATTGCCGGCAGAGCCAACCAGTTCAAAATGGTTGTCGTCAACGATCGAAACAAAGAATTCACCATTGGCAGCAGTGTTTCCCGTAACCTCCGAGACAGCCACCCTCATCCCCTCGACAAGACCGTGATCCGTACTCTCGATCACGATCGGAGAAGCATTTGTCGCGTCAAGAATGATCTCCTGCCGCAACAGAGTACTGGTCCCTGATATCACCACTGTACCATCAACATCGTAAACCTCCCACACGGGAAGGTCGTCCGGAGTAACAAGACCGTTCGTCCCGTCCTCTACAGTGATGATCCCCGAAACAAGAGAGCCAAGAGCAAATGCGCCAAGATGCCCTTCCATTCCTCACACCCCTACCGGCGGACCAAGGCCCACAAGACCATCGCCGCCAGGAACAAAATCATTTTCGCCGAACTCGTCTTCCCAGCCGTCGTCGTTAAGACCCCAGTAGGCGACAAGATTGGGCCTGAGAAACCTCACCAGCCGGCCGACCTCAAGGCCGCTTCCTTCATTGTAAAGCCATCGACCCTGATTCAACGTGAGAACTCTGTGCCAGTATCCGATCTTGTCCATCGTCCCCTTTAAAGAGGCTGACGTGCTCCCCGTGTGATAGGCTGCACCAAAAGGAAAAGCAGGCTCCGGAGTGACTGTGTCAAGAACGGCGGCGTAAAGCCTGTCAGCGCCATCGACACTCATGAATATCCTGTCCTGGACCGAATCGTAACCGTAAACGAAATGATACCACCTGTCCGGAACAAGAAGCTCTGGCCAAAGGATCTCGGTAAGAGTCAAATTCCTGACGTACTGAACCCTGGCCTTGCCAAGAACCGGAGTGCCATCCATCTGCGCAGAAAGGCAACAGCCGTTCTCTATCTGGTCTGAAAAGTCGCCAAAACGCCACCCTCCCTTGCCAATCACCCGGACAGGACCGAAACCTTCGCCCTGAATATATTCGTTGAATTCGTAGAACTTCACCCAAACCGAAACCGTAAAAGAGGATACGGTGAAGAAGTTAGTCCCGTTCGCCAGAAGATAGCCATTGAACGGGCTTGTTTCAGTTGTGGCAAAGATCGCGGCCAGGTCCAGTTCTCCGGTTCCCCTCGGAACAGCCCTGGGCCCTGCAAACCGCTTGAACAGAAGGTTTCGATACCCACGTCTTACAGTAAGCTCGCCGGGCCTGATGGCAGTAGCATTCTCTTGGATTACAGAGGAACCGGCCTCCGTTTCGTCGGGGCCGGCGGAAATGACAAGACCGGGAAAATCTCGTATGCGAAGAGGTCTCTCCGCCTTGTCGCTCATGGCCTGTCACCTATGTAGCGATACTCTGTCCAGCCATAGGACCTGTTGGGACCCTGCTGCTCAAACGTCCTGTGGTTCGCTTCCCTTGCCCTGATAAGCTCCTCTCGGTAGGCAGAATAGGCGTCCTCCTTATCCGCCCGCTTCCTCATGACGGATAGGTGCTTCTCCGCACAACGAAAGAAAAGATTGTTCATCGTCACCGGTTCAACGTCGATCGGATCAGAAATGATGTACTTCACCGGGAACGGAAGGACAGACGATAGCGGCGGGTCAATGGTCGCCTGATTGGTAACCGTGTCAACGTCAACAATGATCGCTCGATGGAAAGGCGGATCAGTACCCCAGTCGCCGGTAGGCTCCTGATCCCTGGTGCCAAGCCAAAGGACGCTCCCGGCCATCAACTGCGTCAATGACGCGGAGTTCTCACCCTGGATAACGTCAACCGAAGGGGTCGAAAGCTTGCCGGTGTTGTACTTCCATACCCTGATCTCCCTGTGCGCCCGCTGAAAGATCATGTCGATCGGCTCGGACGTCGAAGGAATCGGATAATACCTGGCCGCCATTCTGCCCTGAACGCCAGCCTGACGAATGATCGTGTAGAAATACGGCGTGCCGACCGTCTGGTTATACCTGGTCTCCATCTCGACGATCTTGGACGGAGGGACATACTCCATGTACTTGCGGTTGATGTGGAACTGGGCACTGGTGAATATAAAGTCCTCCGGAAGCTGATACTCCACTCGATAGAGCATGTAGTTCAGCGGATCTATCGAAGTGCCAAGATCCTGGCCGGGATTGCTGTAAGGCTCAAACTGGAGCGTCGCGGACGAAGGACCATAGGAAAAAACGCGGGCAACCTCATACGAAACGCCGTTGATCAGGACCCTCCCATACTCAGACCAGTCGGGAATGGAGTCCGTAACGCCGAACAGAATGGTCAATATCCTGTCGCCAAGAATGTTGCCAGTGTGTTCATAGTAGCACTGGCCAGTACTGTACGGATCTGACGTGACGATCCGGTAATGGCGAGCATAATACGGCCAATTGAAGCACGAAGATATCTCGCGAAGAGCCGCCTGAATCGACCTGCGAACGTCCCTCTGGGACTTCTCGTCGGGCGAAGAGCCAAGGAAGTCCGTTATGTACTCGACTGCATCATAGGCCGTAAGAAGATCTCTCAACTACCCGTCCTTATCCACCTCGACTATGTCGCCGGGAATATTGACCCCGTCCGCATCCTTGATGAAGCCCTTCCCTACCGGTCCCCTCAAAAGAATCACCGCGCCCCGATCATCCACCTTGACCACCAACCCATGGGCGACACCGGCAGTCGCCTGAATCCAGTTATCCCCGACCTTGACCACCGGCTGCCCGGAACGCTTGTCCGGAGCAAGAACATACTTCTTTTCCCTGATCGCCTTCCAAATTAAGTCCATGGGCCTGATCCGTTATAAGTTATCCCGGAAGCCAGACGGGTCACCTCGGCCGGCGTCAAAAGACGATTCCAGAAACCAATCTCGTCAACTGAACAATCACAGAACAGCGATAAGGAGTCATTCCCGCCAAACCGAACCTGGTCCGTATTCGCCATCACCGCGGGGCCAGGAAAAGCAACAACATCCTGGGCAGAGTCAGACATCCTTAGTCCGATCTCGTCGTTGGCAGGATCTCGCCAGAAGTAGACGGAAAAGTATTGGGTCGCCGGGGGAGACGGCACAACCACCGAGGTGGCCTCCAGACCGGCATCTCCGGCTACACCAAGAGCAAGAACGCCACTGATGGTGATCAGATACCAACCAACAACAAGATCGAACTTGTTGCAGTACTCCTTCAGCGAACTGGTGTCCCCTCTGGCATGAAGCCATATATGACACGAAAAAGGACCGTCACCATCAAACGCCGAATCTGAACTGCCAAGCAAAAGCTGCGACATGGACGAGTCAAAATCGGCACCGTCAAGAACGACGCCGGGACTCCGGGAGACACCATTAACATCCGTAAGATTGAAGCCGCCAGTGTGTGAATCCGAGTCGTCCTCCATCTTGTAGTAGGCAATAAGGCCCGTCATCAGGCTGTCCGGAGCGGACGGAAGACTCTGCTGCCCCGCATTTAACACCGATACCACAAGAGGCGGAACGCGATTCACCGCCATCTCCAGATAGCAAGAGCGTCGCCAGGCGAACCGATCAGGTAAAACATAGCCGTATTACTGGCAATTAGTGGGCCTTCGTATTCGCCTGGCTGAAGCTCGAAGCCGGAAGGATCACCGGGGTCAGTCACAATCATAATGGCGCCGCCGTTCGAACTCATCGCCTTGAACTTCACGTACGCACTGGGCGAAGATGCAAGCTGATTGGCCGACGCTCCGCCACCAACGATCGTGTAGACCTCGATATCGTGGGAATTGAATATATGGTTCGGCATAACCATAGGGCTTGCCGGCTTGCGAACCACGACGTTGTCAGCCATTATGATCTCCCCCAAATGAACCCAGGCCAGCCGGCCCAATAAGAACCGACTGGCCCGGGTTCACGCAAGCCAGACACCACACGAAAAGCTTAGTCAGCCAGAAGGTTACTGTCGATCTGGCACAACGCGAAGTTCACCGGGCCGCCAGGAAGCGTCGAGGCCGCGACCGTTTCAAGGGCACGGCCAATCACCCGGCCGGCAGCAACATTCTGGACGTAGCCGGGCGTCGCCGGAACAAGCTGGATCTTCGTCCCTGCCGTCACCCCGGTGCCGGCTACCGCACAATAGGTAAGCCCCTCGGAAATGACGTAAAAGAGATTATTGTTGGAGATGCCAGCCGAAACAAACGGATCAACGAACCCGGCAAAGGACTCCGTGGTATCCGCCGATGCCCGAGAGTCAACATAAAATCCATGATTTGCGGTCGCCGCAAATCGCATCAAAAGACCGCGAGGGCTGTTATTGTTCAACGAGTTGGCCGTATTCTCCAGTGTCGCCGAAACAGACGGAGCCCACCGGACAATCGTGACCACCGACTCACCTCGATGCTGGCCACCATTGGCCAGGCCGGGAGAAAGAGGCTCGATGAACGGAATGGTAAACTTGTTGCCTTCGAGTGATTTTCCTCCGTTGATATCGGTCGGTAAATCACTGAAGAACGTGGCCCCAAGTTGAAACGGTAAAGCACAAGACCCACTCATCGCAATCCCCTTATACCGTAATAGCTACAAGCTTCTGCTGATGACGCGGAGAAGCAAACTTCACGTTCCCAATAGCCGCCACCTTGATCACTTCCGCGTCGCGAGACGGGTCAACCTCCGGACCTCTTGCAGCAAAGATCCCGCTCAAGGCACTCAGGTATTCGATCTTGTCGATGTTGATGCCGTAACCGACCCGGTTATCAACCGTGTTCGAAGAGTAAGGCAGACCCCACTCCCAAGTCACTTCCACTCCGTCAAAATAAGTTGCATTGAACCCCATTGACACGAGCAGTGAAGATTTTTTATCTCGCTCAACAAGGATACGCTCTTTGTCGTCGAGTTGCTGCAAGAAGTCTTGATACATTGACCGCTCCAGCAGCCAGAAATCGAGTCCGTCTCCCGCATTGTTGTTTCGTTGGGCCACCAAGTTTCCGTATCGCATACAGGTCGATCCATTGTCGGCCCATTCGTTGGTGGCTCCGCCCCAGACAAGGGAGCGATAATCAATGACGACGGGGCTCCAGGCGTCGAATTGGTAGTCTCCCGCTCCGTCCGGCCAGTTGTTGTTGCCGCCAGCATCGACCGTATTCCAGTCTCCGCCAAGCGCACCAAGGCCAGTAGAAAGACCAGCGTAGTTATCGTTTGGAACACCAACAAAGCCAGCACCAGAAAGACCTGAAACCGAGAAGATGGACTCAAGCCCATGTATTCGCCGCTGATTGCCTGTAGCGTTTCCATCGACAAACCACTCCAGTGCAAACTGCTCTTCCGCGTCCTCTTGGACGTTCTTGGTCATCTCTTCGTATGTCTTGATAATGGCCTCCATGCCCTTGGAGAGTTGTCGCTCATACCAAGAAATCGCATCCATTGCGATATACGAACGCCAGTCAAGCGTAGCGACTCTCGCCCGATCGATCCGCTCGTAGGCCAGAAGATCAAAATCGCTGTAGGGAAGAAGAGGCGTCCTCAGAATCTTGACCCTCCAGTCAAAATCCTTCCCGCCCTGATTGGCCAGCACCCTGCCACGCTTCTGCACCATCGCTGTCATGACGTGCTTCCGAAGAATGGCCGGCTCAACCTTCCGAATATGATTCGTGATCAGGTTGTGAACTATGCGAGAGAATTCGGTAGCCATCTATCAAACCCTATTCGAGAGAAAAGTTGTTGTCATTGATTCCTGCCTGCCTTACCGCATGCAGAATCTCGTCTTTCAGGCTCGCAGGCTTGCTGGCGGGAGGAGCGACGTAGCCAGACGGAGGAGCCACCGCAGATATGGACGGAGGCTGATAACCGGCCGGAGCCGCCTGCTGACGACCATAATGCCTCAGCACGTCATCCTTCCATGCACGATACTGGTTGAGAAGGTTCTTTGTCTCGCCATAGTCGATCATCATCATGGCAATGTCGTTACTAAGCTCAGGCTCAACAATCCCCTTGTCCTGAAGATTCTTAAGAATCTGAGTGTACTCGGAAAACCTCTGGTTCGGCTGACCATCAGGACCAATCAGGGCCGGCTTGTTCCTCGCAAGAATATCGCGGGCACGGAGACGCTCTTCGTACCTCTTGAACATCTTCTTGGAAGCGTCAATGGATCGATTGACGGCCTCCTGAATCACCGGCTCAAGAGCCTCCTTCGGATTCGTCACCAGCCGGTTCGACCAGTCCTTCTGGTACTGAATGTACTCGCGAATCCTGTCCACTACAGTGGGAGAAACCGTGGACCCCTGACGAAGAAACAACTGGCCGTTCTCTTCGATTACCTCGTTAAGCCACGACTGCTCGATCTGCGGCGGATTCCACCAATCCTGAGGCTCGGCCGCAGCAGCGGCAGCGGCCGCATCCTCCTGCTGACGCTTCCATTCCATGAACTCCGCCATGTACGGAGCCATCTTCCTGCCAATATCAGCGTAAGCAGCATTTGAAGACGCAGCTCTGGCTAGGGCACCGGCGGCCTCAAGGCCGTTGTCGTAACGGGCAACAAAGTCATTGCCGACAATGGGACGAATCGCTTCCAGAACCGGATCCGGCTGCGGAACATACGCAGGAGCATACTGCGGCTGGTACTGAGGATATTGCGGCTGCTGGGGCTGGTATTGCGGTTGCTGGAATCCGGAATAGGCAGGCTGGTACCCCTGAGGCTGATCTGCATATATCTGGCCGGATGTTGGAGCAAAACCAGAAGGAGGAGAACTCTGAGGCGGAGGAGCGTATGGCTCCGGCGAAGATCCGGAATAGACTGGCTCGGAAGCATCAACCGCAAAAGATGGCGCTTCAACCGGAGAAGGCGCCGATTGATATTCGGCAGGAACCTGTTCGCCGACAGCGCTAACAGATTCATCAATGGATGCCATCAGTCTTTACTCCCAAAGAACTCATCCATGACTTTATTATCACTTTCTTTTGGCCCAAGCCAATGCCTATCCGGACGATAGGCTATTTTTTCTGCAATTTCCTGTTTCAGCTCAGATTTGCTCATCTTCTTCTCTTTTATCTTGTTACGGATGTCAGGGTCTACGGCAATTTGCCTGCTTGCCCTCTCCTCCAAGATATCATCCGCAATGACAACCGACGGCGCCTCTTCTGTCTCAATCGCCTGTCGCTCTACGGCACCGTGAAGCGTAAGGTTCTTCTGCTTGGCAATCTCAAGAACATCATCCAGAGAGCTTACTACGGCGCCGACCCCGGCACAATAGAACGGCCTATCCTTCCCCTCCATGAATGCCCTTGAGCTGGCCACGTGGCGAACTGGCACATAATACTCGCTCTCGTGTCTTTTGCGTCTTATCATCGGCGAACTCTTTGTGGCCACCATTTCAGCAAGGTTGTGAGACATACCGGACAGGACAAGAGACTCGTACTCAGCCTGAACGGATGGAACATCGGATATCACCGGAACCGGCGGCGAAATGCCCTTCTTCTTGATTACCCTTGGAAGCTTGCTCATGACTGAGTTCCTCCTGTAGCATCAGCAATGGTGCCCTGAACCTGTCCGAGAGGGTCCTGCGGCTGTGGCGAAGCCATGTCGCCCGGAGGCATTGCTTCGCCCGAAGGATCCATGGGGGCCATGCCTCCCATCATCGGGTCAACAGGAGGCGGAGGCATCCTCGGCAGCACAAACTTCGCTACATCCATATCCATAGCACGACCATACAGTCGAATCAAGTCGTTGATCCCTGAAGGATCGCCAGTTGCGTTCGACCAGCTTGCAATATGAGGCAGGAAGATCGAACTGAAGTCACGCATGTTCGCGATCTCTTTGTCACGATTGGGTTTTCTCGAACTGCCGGCCTCGATCCGGTACTCGTACTCGCGAACAATTCGCTCGAAGGAGCTCGTCGAAATCAGGTATTTCCACCCCGCAGCATAGCTTGCCCCGAAAAGAGGCATGATGTCCGCTGAAGGATCAAGGTGGCTTCTCGCAGCCATGGCCTCGCGTCGAGCAAGGACAGAATGGAAATCCTCAACCTTGTCCATCATGTCGTCCGGGCGAATGTTCAGCATGTCGCCCTTAAGCCTTGCCTCTTCGGCGCTTCGATATACCGCTCCCGTCTGGCCATAAATCAATTCGCTCAGGCCGGTCCTCTTCTCGAACATGTCGTTGACCATCTCCACCACCATGATCAGGTCCTTGTTCATCGGTGGAATCTGAAGAAACTGGACAACGTCGTTGACGGAAGCGTGAACCGAACTTTCAAGGTCGATCACGTCGAAGTCGGCACCGCGATTGATCACCTCGCGAACCTTGTCGCCGGCACTCTTCAGAATGGCAATGAAATCCCGCGAAGAGTTCTTTACCTTACTGGCAAGAAACGAGAACGCCCAGTCCAGAAACAGGAGCTCGCCCATTGCCGGCTTCATATGAGCATAAGGCCACGGCGTGTGAGCCTGAACATGGAAGTCCAACTCGACAAACGGCCAGCCATTATCCATCCAGAACGGACTCGGCCAGGAAACTCGCTGCCTGAGCATCTCAATGACGTTCGGCCACATCGGTGCTGAAGTAAGCTTCGGCGGAAGATTCAGCGGGTAGGGAAGGTCATGACAGACAGCAAGATAAATGTAGGAACCAAGGAAGTCAAACTTGCCTCTCATCCTGGGATCAGCGCCATCCATCCGGTCGCCGACCCCCATCTTGGAATAGATCTCCCAGTAGGTCACATGGTCGTTCGTATCGCACGGCCTGGGGCTGTAAATGAAGTGCTGCCTGGGATAAGTGACAACCTTCCTGGACGCCTGATGATAGTGATAAAGGCCACGAATGGTCCCCTCCGGAAGACCGAACTTCGCCTCAGCCATCCATGTCGGCTGGACCACCATCCTTGCAATCCACCGGGCGGATTCAAGCGACCTTGAGTCCGGATCAATCACAAGATGATCAACCGTATCAAAGAACGACCCGACCAGCTTGATCGAGCCACCGGGAGGCCTGAACACCTCAGACCACATGATGCCGCGGCCAAGAATCAACGCCTCATCAATGCACCTCGAAATGTTTCTCTTGAAGTCAAGCTCATGAACGGTGTAGTTCAGGTACCGCTCAAGGATCAACGCCCTCAAGTTCGCTTCACTGGAGTCCTTGTACATCGACTGGGCAAGCTGGGCACCGATATGCTCCATCCCGCCGCCGAACATGTCCATGGGAAGCTCAATGGGAAGACGAGGAATGACCTTTCTAGTTGGGTTTCTCGGATAAAGTATCCCGCCAAATATCTGCTGTAGCTCAGCAAACTTGTTGACGGTCATCTTGAACGATGGGGTAGGGAAGTTCCTCACCCCCTCAGACCACATGAAGCTTCCCCTCTGTCGCATGGCCTGGTCAGCGTCATAGATCCAGTCGTGGTAACCGGAATGGAGACGATGGATCTCCCGGCCGGTCTCGCCAAAGTCCTTCCACTTCGTCTCCAGCGCCGACTGTATCTTCTGGAGCCACAGATCGCACAAAGGCGACAGGGGATAATCGTTGCCCTTGATCAAGACTGCGCTTTCTTGGTTGGCTCAGGATTCGTTCGGCTGAGAATTTCCTGCACCTGCTTCTCAAGCCGCGATATAGACGACTCCAGCTGATCGACGAACTCGCATTTCCACCAGCATTGCTGCCTTGAAGGGTCCAAACCCTTCAGGTTCGGATTGTCCGCGTGCATGCACGGAACGTCACTGAACTGGCTGCTTGACGTGTTCAGCACCACCGACACATGGATATTCTTGCTGTTCACCTTCGTCACGATCGCTACCATCGCACCCGATCGGTCGGCCGTCATCGAGAACATGACCGGCTCGCCAACTCGAACCGACTGGTTCTCCGGAACATGAGAAGCCTGCTTTATCACCTTCGAAGATGCAATCACCCTGCTGGCCTCTCTCCTCTTCAATTCGGCATTCAGCCTGTCCACAACATTCGGCATCACAAAACCTCCTTATTGACTGGCGGACCAAGAACTATCGACGGAACATCGGTCGGCTTTATGCCAAGGAACTCCCTGATAAGCTTGTAAATCGGGTTCTGCTCTTCCTTTTCGCGGAACCTGTAACATGGCTTTAGTGCGGCAAGATATTCAAGGCACGTGACCGCATGATTGTTTTCATCCACCCTCTTGTCCGTGACAAGCCCTGAACCCCTCTTCTTCACATAATACTGCCTTTGGATCTCCCACACCAGATTCGGGCATTTGTCCTTGTGGATCCGAAGAATCGGCTTCCCGTTCGCCCCTATCCTCAGCCACTCCCTAAGATCCTCGGTCCTGGCCGAAGGGTCCATACTCCCCCAGAAGAATCCGCTTCCAGTAAGGCGACTCGAAATGCCGTTCCTGGCAAGCACCTCGGAATAATGCTCTTCGATCGTCCTGCCCGTCGTCATCTGGGTCTGGCGACCCATCCGGCCATCTATGACGAACGCCTCAAATTCGTCGGCAACCGTCCGCTGGCCGTCATCCGATGACTCCACATGGAAGACCTTGGACCGAAACTCCTCCCCGAAACGGGCTGCATCCGAACGCTTCTGATAGATCTCGTCATATACGTGAACTTCACCCGTGTTGGAGACCGCGATGAAAACAGCCGCACATACCTGACGGCCGGGATCAATCGCAACATATCTGGTCCAGTCCGGCTCTATTGGAACAGGATCAATGCAGTGAGGACCAGACTCACTAAATTCAGGATAAACCTTCGATTGGAGCCGCGCAAACTTACCATACCATCGCACCTGAACCTGATCTTCGGTCAGAAGACGAGACCGGAACTCCTCTTTCTCTTCCTGTGAAATATAGGGATTATCAATGATCTGAAGCTCGAAGCATTTGACACTGCTATGCATATCCATCGAGCGATAATACAACTGCAAAAGCTCTTCCGTGGAGTTCTGCGGCGTTGCTCCCCAGACGAATCGGCCACCCCTGTAGATCAGACGGGCCGCCATCTCCGGATACCATAGCCGATTGACGATTTCCTCGTCAAACAGGACATAATCGGCACTGAAGCCGGCCGGAGGAATACCTTCACTCGAATAAAACCGGATCTCCCAGCCATTATGTAGCTTGATGATCCGTGGAATGTACTGCTTTTTGTCCTCCCAGCCGATCTCCTTGACGAATCTGGCAGGCAAAAGAGCCGAAGCGGGCCTTACCGCCTCAACATTCATCTTGTCCCACTCATTGTCCGGCATGTAAGGACGCCAAGACTTCTTTCGAACGTCATAGATGATCTTGAATGGCCCGTCACGGAGCAGCTTGGGGGCAACAGTGATGCCGATTTCGTCGAAGTTCTTGCCTACGACTACCGCAAGACCATTTTCCTTGGGAAAATCAAGGTAGGGATGGCGGCCGGTAACGATCATCGCCAGCTCGACGACAGTGCTCATCGTCTTGCCGGCCTGATTGGAGCCTATGACCAGCCGGTTCTTGGCGCTACAGCGAAGAAATTGCTCCTGAATCGGAAGCGGCCTGAAAAGCGTTATCGCATCCTTCTGGCGATTCAGAAGTTCTAGCTTCGCCAGTTCTCCTACGCTTTGTGCAGGCAATTATTCCTCGATCTTCATCTCTTCAAGGACGGATTTCTCTATCTCTTCCGCCTTCTTCTCGCATTCGTCCACAATCTCCTGGAGCTGTTCATCCCGCATCTGGCTTAACGAGGCGATCAGTTTCTCCATCTCACGCGAAGATCTGGCCTGGTCGGATAAAGCCCTGAGCATCAGTGAGGCCGCACGAATCTTCATGTTCGGCGTCGCGCTCGGAGATTCGATCGCCTCCTTGAAATGCCTGTAAAACCCATCTGGGCCACCATAGGCAGCATCAACCGCGTCCAGATAGCTGGCAAGACGCCAGTGGTCACCCTGGCTTCCGGGAACGATCGTCGCCCTTGCCCTCTGATACTTCACCAGACCGTCGGTCATCTTCTGTCTGTCCATCATCGGCCTTTTGTCTTGGATTGCTTGGACTTCGTGTTGTGGGCAGCAGCTACGGCAGCCTTCCTGTAGTTCTTAATGCCCCTTCTTTTGAACGATTTCGCATACTCTTTGATGATCTCGACCAGCGGAGCGTCTTTTCTTATCGGCATTGTTCACACTGCCTCGGAATGATGATGCAGTCCGGAACCCCTTCTTCGGCACTGCCGGCCACGGGCTTGGCGCCATACCGCTGGACAAGCTGCCGCTTCATCCAGTCGTCAATGTCTGAAAATGTGTTATTGTTCGGGTCATAGCCATGCATGATCCCACTCGGTCCATGCTGGATAATGCCCATGCCGTGACCAAGAGCCTCATGCGTAATCAGCCAGCGAAACAGGCATTCCTTGAGCGGCACGGACGTGCCGTCGGGTAGGACCTTCAACCCGTTCGTGCTGTTGATCGCATTGATGTCTAGATATGAATAGACCGGATTACTGTAGCACGGGACCATCGATCGCGACGCATTGGACCACATGACATAGATGTCACCCGGACCACTGGGCTTTACCACCACCCTTGCCCCGCACACCGAACTGATCTTGGCCGACTGCTCACTGACGATCTTCTGAATCCTCGCCTTCTGAAGGCCACCGACGCCGTAAAGGTTCTGGATGGAAACCGTCACCACCCTCTTAGGCCACCGGCACGACGAAGAGACCGCCTCGGCCGGAGCACAATAACATGGCTCACACCGACACGGATCGCAGTCGCAATCCTTGGTCGGCTGAAGAAAGACGAGAGAAACAAGTATGCTGATCATAAGCTCCACCCAATCACCGCCATAACCGAAGATAACAGAAACAGAATGGACATGCAGCCGAACGCTGCCTTGTACTCGTCTCGCTCTCGCTCAGCATCCGCGCGTCGATTTCGTTCCATACTGAGAGATTGGTAGGGAACGACGATCTGCCTATGGTCATCCACCATAGAGCCACCCCTTAGCGAACCCGAACCCTTCTCACGGTACATCTGCCGTTGCTGCATTCCCGCACGTAAATGAATCTGTCACTATTCTGCGATTGATTCGCGGGCACGGCATTAACCGTCGCCGGCCGGGCCGGCCGCTCGTAAGCGTATTGAATTGATATCGGATCGTAAAGTGGAACAAAGAAGGCAAACGTTAACCAACGACTCTTATGGCCACGGCCCCGTTGGGGATCTTCTTGCTTCCCTTGAGGACGCCCATCCCGTTCTCGCCCCACTGGTCCGTCCACGAATTGATGATCTTGATGCATACTTCACCACCTACATTGACAGCGCGTATGCCGCAGACCGAATGGCCCCACCAGTTAAAGTCTAACGCACACGGGATGTTATTCAATAGACAGGTCACAACCTGGGCAAACGTAAGGTTCTGGTCGTAGACCCTTCTCGTAAGATCGACCCAGTCCTCGGTCGTCTTGTATCTTGCTGCGTCCAGCCACGTCGCCTCATTGTCATACTGACGACTCATCGACTTTTCCGGCCACTTCTCGACCGACGGAACCCCCTTCTCCCGAAGGAACTGGGCACTCAGACCACACCAGCCGCCCTCGTCCCGAAAGTTCTTCACCTTGCAGCCTACCGCGTGGGCACTAAGCCGAACATACGGAAGATTGGCCCTTGCCCTGACCAGCATCGTCGCCATCGTCGTCGAGTATGCCCAGCAATTGGAGCTTACCAGAACGGTTCCGTTGTTCCTTGTCACAAGGGTGCCATTCGGAACCCCGGCACAATACACCAGACCGTCATACCGATCCTTTTCGATGTGCTTCTTCCTTGTGATGTGAAGACGATCGGTCTTTGACTGATAAACGCAATACGATTCTCCGGACGATATCTTTCCGCTCTTGTTCCCGGAAAACTCAACCTCTCTTGGCGATCGCTTCCCTATGGAAGAGCGTACTCCTGAACGAAGAAGAAGCTCCTGTATATCGTCGGCCATCCTCTTACTGGAAGAAAAGAATGTCACGCCGCCCTCTTTTGTCCGGTGAGAGTCGGCATAAGAGTCAAGAAAGATCCCAATCTGCCGTGGAGACAGCCTTTTGATTAAATCCGGAACCCGCTTGTTGACGGACTTGATGCCACCATCATAACAGTTCTCCCTGAGCCACAAAGAAAGGCCATGGGCTGAATGCCTTTTCCAGACGCCCTTACGGCTGGGCTGTTCAATAAAGCCGGTTCTGGAAGCGAGTCTGGCTAACCGTTCATACCGTTCATCAAAGCAGCAAAAGCTGACAAGGCCAAAATGGTCCTCTGAAGAGGAAACGTACCCGTCCGCCAGAAAGACGGAAATCAGTTCAAGGAACTCGTCGCCATCATACTCGCGATCATCGGGAATACTCACCTTGACTATCTCGGTGCCTATCTGCGGTCGCGGCGAAGCCATCAACCCGCAGTACCATCCGATGTCGTCAGCCCGAACAAAACTATAACTGTCCTCAAGACTTCTGTTTTTCTCGTTCCATTGCCTGACATACATCCCATGATCAGGCGTCACACTGAAATTAATCCTTCGATTCGTGGAATGGATCATCTCCCCCTTGTATTCGTACACGTGCTTCTGCAACGGATACTGAAACTCAAGGCGACCAGTGGCCCTGTTAACTGTTCCAAGCCTTGAATCCCATTTGTAATCAGGCCAAAGAACCCACCCATTTTCCGTGAGCACCTCAGTATCCGAACTATGACAGTACCCTTGGCCATCCTGATCGAGCGACGGTATCCGTCCGCCATCGATGTACCTCATCCGAATATGTTCAAGTGATGACTGCGTCTTCTCCTGTTCCTCGATGCGCTCCTTCCATTCGGACTCCGGGATCAGGGTCATCTCCGATGGATGCTGGAACATCTCTTCCGGATAGAGCGAGTAGTCGCGCTCGACGTAGCCTCGCCCGAATCCGGTCGGGAAAATATCGCTGGATACAGTGATAGAGTCGTCAATGATGAACGTCATTTCCCGACATGCCTTTCCAAAAGAGAAAGCATCTCCGCTTCAGACTTCGGCAGCGGACCTTCGTAGCTCCTGGACCCATTGCTGATGATCAGCCACGGAATCGCCGACCTTTGACGCTTCAGTGCGGCAGACCAGATCGGATCGTCATTGGCTGCCAGCGAATCCTTGTCGTAGATCCGCCAGCATGGCCGACCATCAGAACCCCTGACGCAAACCCTGTTCAGAAACTCCGTGACCTTCGCACCATTCATCGCCGAGACCTGGCCGCTGCTCAACCCTTCACCTGACTCATAGACCATCAGGACACAAACACCATCCTTGGCAATCGGAGAAACTGGAGTCGGGCCTGGAGTAGGACCTGGCGTAGGAGTTGGGGTCGGAGTCGGAGATGGCGTCGGAGAGCCTACTTCCACGTCGAGGAAGGCACGAAGAATGAAGAATGGCCGATCATCATTCCCGCTTGGCCCTATCTCGGTCAGGCTGATCCGATATCTTCCCGGAGAACCGGTAAACAAAAGAGTCTGACCGAACTTGTCAGGAACCCGGATGTCGAATACCTGGCCCGGCGACAGCGGCGTCACCTGCCAGTCAAAGGACGATCGGTCGCCACCCTTCGCCGTGTACTCGAAGATCCGATACGGAACCGCCTTCGGCACCCCGTCAATGTCCGCACCAAGAAAAAGAGCAAGCAAAAGAGTCAGCATGGGCAGCTTTCCTGCTGATCATCTGAAATACCCTCGACGCCGGAAGGAATCGCGTCAAGGAGAACCTGCCGATGAGACTCCCACAAGGACCCATGACCGATATCGGACGACGAACGAAGAATTATGGCCTTGAGGATGTCCACCAAAATCGGAACGATCCTGATGAAGTCGATAACCTTACCCTCAACAATGAATTCGCTCGCCTCACCAAAGGCGATCTTCATCCCATACCCGGAAAGAACCCAAACGGCATTCGCAAACCTCGGAATGTCATCCTGAATGGTGTTGTTCTTCGCCGCCTTGTACACGAACACCAACGCATCCTTGGCATCAGAAAGCTCTGGATAGGAAAACGACATGACCGCCTCCACTCTCAACAACAGTACCCAAAATCATCATACCAGCTACCACCAAAACCGGCCAACTAAGCCAGTAACCACACCCTAAATGTCAGATTACCCAGCTTACCCATGTTGCCCACTCATGCTATAAGCGCGTACCATGGCTTTTACGGGTCATGGGTGGGTTTGGGGTCCCTGCCCCCCCCCCCCCCCCTGTCTTGGTGCCTCTGGAGTAAGGTCCTCTGTAGGGCTGTGGAAGCTGAAAAGGCGATTGACTGGCATGGCAGGGTTGTAGGTGAGTTTTGAGTCTTTTGTGGTATTGATCTGCCGAACCAGTCTTCCCTCTCGTTCCTGCCGGCGCCTTCACCCCTTGCGGGTCATGAGGCGGTACATACACCCTTACTCGCTGGCACCTCTGGGGAGAAGGGGAAGGTCATGATTGGTAGACCTGCTACCCTCTTGGCCCATCGGCTACCGTTGGAATTCCGACCCTTATAGGCAAAGGCGGCTTGAGGTGAACGTGGCACCTTTCGGTGTATGACCCCCAGGTTGTCAAGCTGAGACATTGCCTGGAATTTTAACGCTCCCGACAAGCAGGGTTTCCGTTTTACCGGCGCTTCCGCCAAGCTGTTCATGAGACAGCTACGAGCCATCGGCACCTTCCGCTGACAACTGTTTGCCAGCGTCCTGTGTTCCCAATCTGAGAGGTTAAACGCGCCCAAATAAACCCCGGGTATAAGTTTTCGTAATCGTGGGCCCGTTTTTGCGGGAACTAAACCGGAATTCCTGCGACCAGCATTAAAGCCAACGGCCTTCTCTGTTACATGCATTGGCCGTGAAACGTGCAATGCATGCTATTTGATCGGCCTGTCTGATCGCAATCGAAAGAGAATTTCTCCCTCGATTCATTCAGGATAAAGACTTAAATGGCAAAAGTCAATATCTCGATGATCAGCCTTTTACTCTTTTTGTTTTGGTCAGGGAATCTCTAGAGGCAAAAAAAGCCCGGCGTCTCCGCCGGGCAGGAACAACACGAAAGGGATTATCCATGCAATGGCAAATATAGAACAATGTCCGGCAACTTTCAAGAGAAGAAAGAAACCTATCCATCATTGAATGGCGGCTTCCTGCCAAAAAACAAGCCCGACCTTTCGGCCGGGCTTGCGGGGTCCGCCAGGGAGCCAAACGGCTCACTAACCAGCGGCATCATAATGGACAAAGAGGACCATGTCAACAACCCCAGAAGGCTTTGATTGACCATATTGATATTCCATGATTGTTCCTATATGATATATCTCGCTGCTTATTGGGCGTCACGGTTTAGCTAGAAAAGGAAAGGAGATTATCAATGCTGCCTGACGATCAGATACCGATCACCTCTGTAAGGTGGCTGTGGCCTGGCTGGCTCGCCAGAGGAGCAGTGAACCTGCTGGATGGCGATCCTGGCGTTGGCAAGTCAACCATTGTCTGCGACATCGCAGCGGCCGTGACCACAGGGGGAACGCTGCCAGACGGCTCGAATGCCGCTGTCGGGGATGTTGTTTATTGTTCAGCTGACGACTCGATCGAGAATACACTGTTGCCGCGTTTTATGGCTGCTGGTGGCGACCGCCGGCGGATCACTTTTCTTGAAGGTGTCCAGTGTGGCGAGAGCGAACGCGGAATCATCCTGCCCGACGATCTTGAAAAGATCAGTCAGCACCTTGCTGTATCCGCGGCTATAGGTAGGCCGGTGTCGCTGGCAGTAATTGACCCATTGATGGCGTTCTTATCCGCCAAGGTCGACTCGCATCGTGATAGCGATATCCGCGGCGTCCTTGCCAAAATGAAACGGGTGGCCGAAGACCACAATGTCTGCTTCGTTGTGATTGGGAGCAGCATCGGGATAATTGGGGCCGCTCGATCCGCACTGCTGGCCGGCTTCGATCCTGACGATGAGTCTCTCCGCGTGCTCTCGGTCATCAATAGTAATGCGGCGCCACCATCCTTGTCTTATGCAATCCGGCCGGCACTGGTTCCCAATGACGATAATCCAGTTGAGGCTTCTCTGATCGAATGGCGAGGGACTTGCGACTACACCACTAACGACATTCCTTGCTGTCTGTGAAAGGAGACTATCCATGCTGCCTGATTACCATCGTCAACCGCCTTACCAGCCGTTTCCGGTGAACTCTCTGCCTTCTTCGGCGAGGGAGTTCGTTGGTGAGACGGCCAACGCGATCGGGTGTGACACGGCGTATGTTGCATTGCCCGTTCTGTCGGTATTGGCCGCCGCCATAGGGAATTCACGAAAGATAGAGCTCAAAAGTTCCTGGCTGGAACCATCGTGTGTGTGGACATGCATTGTCGGCGAAAACTGGAAGTCGCCAGCGGTTGAACGTGCATTGGGGCCTGTCTATAACCTGGAAACAAATACCGCACTCAAAATCATTGCTTCGTCTCTCAAAAAAAAGCCAAAAGGACTGCTGTTATGCTGCGACGATCTGTCGGCCTTGCTCGGTCGTATCAGCCATCACGAACACTGGATGACGGTTTTCAGCGGCAACCCCCTGGTGATCGACCGCAAACCCGGAAACCAACGGTACATTCATATACCACGTGCATTGGTATCCATTTGCGGAGGCATCCAGCCGTCCGTTTTACGCCGGGCGATCAACGCCAAGTACCGCATGAATCCTCTGGTTTACAGGATGTTGATTGCATGTCCGCCAAGCAGACCAGGGCAGTGGACTGATGACGCTATCAGCGAGGATACCGCGCAGCTATACTGCGAGTCGGTAAGCAGGCTCTATGCGCTTAAAATGGGAGCTCGCAAAGATGAGCTGGTGCCATTGCCCATTCGCCTGTCTCCAGCCGCAAAGGAAGCCTTCCGCCAATTTGTAGACGAGAACGGCGCCGAGCAGTGCGAATTGACTGACGACCTGGCCGCAGTCTGGTCAAAGCTGAAAGCATATGTCGCCCGGCTCGCCCTGATCTTCTTTCTGGTTCGACAGGTAACCGGCCAGACAGAAGAAAGTGCCGTAGGCTCCGAAGACATTGCCGCAGCAGTCACCGTCGTCCGCTGGTTCGGCAACGAGGCGAGACGGATCTACGCAGGCGAGACCGAAAACGAGTTCTACAGGCGGAATATGGCGATTATCAGGCAAAACCTGATGGAAGATATGAGCGGCGTCATGAACCAGAATAAGAAAAATGGGACCAGCTTGTGTGACATGAACAATCAAGGCGCGAATTAAGTCGGGTCACTTCTTCATGATGGACTCCAGCATCTTCGACTGGACGGCGTCATCCTCATGTTCGTGCTTTATTAGCTCAGTGATGGCGCTTTCCAGTCGTTGATTGCTCCTCTTCATCTCTTCGGTGGCCATGTCGATCGAGTTGATCATCTTCGTCACGGAGTCATTGTTCGCCTTGATCATGGATGCGATATTCCGGTCGTGGCTCTCCTGGATAGCCGTGTACCCGGACTGAATCTGTGATAGATGGGCAGGAACCCCGGTCTTTAGAAGCCAGTCTCCCCACTGCCACGCGGCGTACATCGCGAACAGAAGGATGATACCGACGGGTCCCTGCCGGACAATGGCTTGTGCGACCTCTGTCTTCCAGCCTCGCCATTCGCCATTGCCGTTCTGATCGGACATTACAGCGTCCTCACTTGCTCTCCTCGTCTGCGCAGACGACCGAGAGGTGATCTGGTTTCCGTTTTCTCTTGCCGGACATGACAACCAGCTTTCTTCTCGTGTACCTTCTTATTATCGCGGCCTGCTCCCACTCACTAAGGATTATAAAGAATGTCTTGACGCAGTCTCTTCCGTCGTCCGAAACCTGAAAGACATTCCCTTTCTTGACAAGCAGCCCCTCCTTTTCCATCTTGTGCGTCAATCTCCATAGTGTGGCCTTTGAGGCGTGGAATCCGAATGTGTTCTTGATCTCCTCTTTCATCGAAGAGACGGTGAACCTTCCGGGAAAGCAGAGAATTGTCAATCTGTAGGGGTTTCTGGGCAGCTTTCTGACGGAAGTTGAGAGTCTGCGATTGCCCTTGCGATTGCCCTTGCGTCCTTCAGAAGGAACGTTATCATCCACGGCTTTCTGTTCGGTCGGTGTATCAGGATTGGGATTTTCTTTCCCGCCAGTTCCATTGCCCGGAAGAGCTCCGAGTGAACATTCAGCCTCTCTCTCCTCTTCACCTCTACATACCATTGTTCGAATCCCTCCAGATCAGGCGATGACTCACTGGCTTTGTACTGGCTTGAACGACGAAGCCTGATTCCTGTCTCCAAGAACAGGCACTCGGCAGCGTCAAGTTCACCATATTTACCCTTTCTTTTCGAGTTGATCACGGCAAACCTCTTGGACTGACATGAGAATTAAAGACCATTCTTCCCACAAGTCTGATATGCCGGATGATTCGAACCAATCCTTGCTGGTTATGGATGAAGGATCGTCGGATCCATGGATGATCCTGTTGTTTACGTTGATCGAGACTTTCGAGAAGACTTCAAGGAATCGTTGTCGGGTAAGGTCCGTTAGATCAGCTACCCTTTTGTAGAGTTCTTCCGAGGACAAGGTGAACAGGTCCGCAGCCCCGATCTCTCTGGCGTACTCAATTACTCGCGACACTCTGTCGCTGACTTCCGCTTCCTTGGCCCCTCTGGAAATGGTCTCTGCGATCTTCTCGCAGGCGTCGGCAATCCGCTTGGCGGCGCCGACAAGAATCTGGAGTTCCAGAACGCCGTGAGGAAGCCCTCTTGGATACTCTGAATTGTTGCTGATCTTCGTGGACCACGGCTCTCTGGACGCCTTCACCCAATCCCATTCCTTCGTTGCCTGGGAAACCGGTACACTGGCGATCATGTCGCCCGGCCTGTTGTTTCTCGCCTTGGCTTCAATGATTGCGTCAACGACGGGAGAGAAGTTTATCTTGGCCGTAGTATTCGCATGGTCTCTGGGCGTCGGATCCAGCGGGATACTTGCCAGTATCTCATCGTCGCTCATCGGTCTGTTGGTATTCTCCATCAGATTTCCTCCAGCCAGTCGGCTATCTTCTTCACTTCGTCATCGGAACTCTCTGACACAATGTCGTAGAGCCTGTTAAGATCAGAGTTTGTTATTGATGTTTCGAAACCGTCCCGTCTGGTGATTGTCACCTTTGTGCTAAGGCCGTCGGGAGACCTCTCGACGGCGATCGTGTTCCCGTCGATGACGCATACGTACTGCTTATCCTTTGACTGACTCGGCTTCCACTTCAGCCTCTCGCTTTCCGTCTTTCGCAAAAGCAGAGAAACCATCCTGTTTGATGCGCTCATAGAACCTTATCTCCGACCTGATTTCCTCGAACATCATAAAGCACTTCGACAGAAGCTCTTCCGGGTTGTTGAACAGCTTCGCCTGTAGTCTGATCCTTTCCGATATGGTCTCGATCCTCCTTTCCAAAGCCTTCGCCGCCATTTCCCGCAGGGCATCATCAGCGTCCTTCTGGCTTATCGCCCTTTTGTTGTAGGCAGCGATCAGCATGTCTATCATCGGATCTGGGATCTTGTGCTGAATCCCTGATCCGTAGATGTAGCCAAGAACGAAACTGGCCAACTTTTCCTCTGGCACGGTCATTTTCCCGTTCTCCTTGGTTCCCACTGATCTTCGTCCGGAAGCCTCATGAAGTAGAGCTCCTGAAGAGCCTTCCTGTCAAATCCCGGATACCTTCTTCTGAGGTACAAAAGCCTTGGAAGCCACTTTCTTTTGGACGAATGGACCATCTCATGGCAGATCCGACAAAGAAGGAAGATGTTTGTCGGGATATCCTTCCTTCCGGACGCACCGATGATATGGTGTCTCTCAAACCGCAGAGACCCGCATATCCAGCACGCCCTTGCTCCTGGCGGGAGCGTGTCGATCCAGCTTCCTATTTGTGTTTTCTCCAATTCTTCGCCATCTCCCCGATGATTTTGCTTGCCTCGGCGAAAGTGACATTCGGCGAGAACCCGTACTTCTTAAGCAGTCTGGCCTGCTTGAAGGTACAGAGTCCCTTCTTTGATCTCGATATAAGCCGATCGAGCATCTTACCCGCCGAATGAAAGTCCATGTCAAAGATATGCTTATCGTCGATCCCGAACCTTCTCAGGGCGCCGACCTGACCTGGGGTCAGCCGTCTTCCCTTATTCCATTCGGGCGACCGTCCGACGTTCACCTGAAGAAGATCGAACGGGGAAATGTTCGAAACGTTGTAGACGGCCTTCTTGCCGGCCGACTGGCGGATGAAGAGCGAAATCTCTTCCTCGGCAAGTTGCAGCTCCTCGGAAGTTTTCCCGCTCCCCTTCTGGATAATCTTCTTTTTGGCCTTTTCGAGAACTTCGTCTTCCATGTCTCCGCCAAGAGCGTCAACCGAGGACACAATCTTGTGCCGTCCGGAATTCCCGACGAAATCGAGGACATCCATTGACGGCTTGGCGGACTCCGCAATCGCCTTCTTGCGGTCTTCCGGAGACTCAATCCCGTCCACGACACCGGGCAGCGGCCTTGTCCCTCGACCGAGCATCTGGCAATAGAGGGGAAGGCTCTTGGTCGGCCTGCCCATGACAATGACCTCGGTATCCGGCGAGTCGAATCCCTCGGTGAACAGGGCGCAGTTCACCAGAATGTTGATTCTTCCTTCCCGGTAGGCGTCCAGTGTGCCGCGTCTTTCGTCTTCTGACGATTCGCCGCTGAGCCATGCGGCGCATTCGCGGCCGGCCTTGTGGTTGATCAGGTTAGCGACCAGCATTGCCTGCCGAACTCCGGCAGTGAAGAAGATCGCCTTCCTTTCCTCGATGAGACCTACTGCTGCGTCCACCATCCCGTAGGCGACATCGTCGTCCTCAAGGACGTCCTGAAGCTGTCCCTGATTCAGGTCACCGCCAACGGTCTTCACTTCGGATATGTCGAGCGCCTCGACCTTGACCATGTACTGGTTGATGTCAACCAGCCAGCCTTCGTCGATCATTTCCCGGATTCCGATGTTCACCGGGCACGTTTCGAACACCGATCCCAGCGCCTTCTCGTCATGCCGGTTCGGGGTGGCCGTGACGCCAAGGTGCCTGATCTCCGGGTTCCTGAAGAAATAGTCGTAGACCGCCTTGTAGCTGTCGGATACGGCGTGGTGCGCCTCATCGGTGATGATCAGGCCGAACTTGAACGGATCGTACATCGCCATCCTGTTCCGCCTCGACATCGTCTGGACGGTGGAGCATACGATCCTGTGCAAGTCACCGTGCGTACTGGCGCAAGACTCAAGGGCCATTTCGATCCCGACCAATTCGTCGAACATCTCCTCCAGCTTGCTGGCCGCCTGAAAGACAAGCTCTTCCCTGTGCGCGAGGACAAGAACCCGTCCGGGCCAGTTCGATGCCACCATGGAGAAGATGACCGTCTTTCCGCAACCGGTAGGAAGAACCGCGAGCGCGGACCGGTTCTCCCTGAGACAATCAACGATCTTCTCGGCCGCCTCAGACTGATAGTCCCTAGGGGTGAATGTAGTTATCAAGAGAAGTCCTCCCCGCAAACCCAGCCTCTTCCTCCGCAATCGTGACAACCGGCACCGCCGCAGGAGTCGCACTGACCGGATGGCGTCATGTCCATGATGATCTTTATCGCGTCGGAGATGAAGCTGCTGATGATCCTCATGTTGGATCGAATAACCTCTCCTCCCTTTGCACCCTTTCCTCTTTCGAGGATATCCGCTGCCCGCTGAAGGCACTTGATCGCATTGGCCGTATGCTTGAGTATCGGAAGGAAGAACTCCCCTTCCCCTCCCGATTTCGCCATATAGACTCTCGACACTTCGCGTATGGCGTCATTTACATCGATGCCTGCGGCAACCTTGCGGCACACCTTCCTCATTTCGCCGACGACCATGGATATGAGCCTTTCCTTCGCGTCGCCGGTGGCGCTGAGCACGACCTTGAACTCCCTGTCGGAGAGCCCGCTGAGTGCCATGAGGAACCGATTGGAAAGTGTCTGGGATTCATCGAAGTCCGGAGCCAGCTCCTTGATTCTCGCCAGTTGCTCGCCGATCTTCTTTGCGTAGTTCACGGCCGACGGCGTGGCGCCGGCCTCATAGTGCATCTGCTCCACCTTATCGGCGATGGACGTGTCACTGTAGAGGATGGCAATCTGTCTCGCACTCATGTTCCTTCTGGATATCTGCTCCTTGATCGCGTACTCGATCGCCTGCTCCCTGCTCTCGCATTCGATCTCCTGAATCTCGTAGGGAATGTTGTGCTTTTCGCAGATTTTCTTTCTTCTCGACCCGGAGATGATCTGGTCGGTACCCTTCCAGACGAGGATCGGAGACACGCAACGGGTCTCAAGGATCATCTGTTCAAGAATCTCGTCCGACTGTTCTCCGGGTGCCGGAAGAAGCTTTTCCACTTCTGGTATCGGCTTAAGTTCCATTGCCTTCTCCTATTCTTTTTTCGATTTCCTTTTCCAAAAACTCGATCGCCTTACTCATTCTCTTCTGGTCGGAACTCTTGATGAAGTCGGCCCACCCCTCCCCTTTCTTCTCAAGGCTCTCCTGAAGGAAATTCATCATCGAATCGAAGGCGGAAATCGACCCGTTCCCGAACGCCAGTTCGCCGTGCGGAGTAGTGGACAGCTTCCTTATCTTCGACTGCCATTCCCTGAATCTGGCCATGTTCGTGCTCGGCTTGGCGAGCTCATCGTCCTTTCGGGCGATGGCCGGCTTTTCCGCTTCCTGTTTTTCGGTCGGATTTGCGTTGCCGGAAGGACTCGCCTTTCTGGCGGGTGTCTTCGGCTCTTCCGCCTTCGGCTCGTCGAACTTCGGCAGATACTTGTTCCCGTCGAAGATCCCCATGTGGATGTCGGCTCCAAACCCGATGACGGACATGCACTTGGACAATGCGTCCGTCATTGACTTCTTTGCCGCCTCATCATCGGGCGAACCTTCGTTCATTATGGACGTGCCGCCCCAGTGCTCGACGACGTGCTCTCCGTCCGGACCCGGATACCATAGCTGGACCTTCGAGTACCAGACATCATTGACGATCGTATGCTCGATTTCCTTGAATCCCCATTTTCCTCCGCACGGGCCCCATAGGCTGGTAGCCTTCATAATCAGGTACATCGGATCAATGGCGGTTCCCCGGAATCCGCCCTTCCTTACGAACTTCTTCGTGTACTGCTTGTCAGGGGTCCTTACACTGTTCCACAATTCAAGACTCATTATCGTTCTCCTGATCCGGGCTCGTCTCCGGGTTCCTCTTCCACGGAACAACATCGAGCGTCTGCGGTTTTTTTGACCATGAGGGTATCCATTTCCCCGTCCTTTTGCACTCCTGATAGACCTGAATCAGACCGACCATCTCCTGATGGCCTCTCGCAATGAACTCCTCTGTCGGATAGTAGACGGCAACGTCGTGGGGTGGCTCAGACCCGACCACAATGAAGACCGTGACAGGGTCCTCGATCCCGAGGCCATGGACCATGACCTCCTCATAGAGCCCGGCCGAGATATGGTAACCAAACCGCTCAGCATCCATCATGAAGATCGACGGGGACGGGTCTCTGGCCGTCTTCAGGGAGACGTGAAGGTTCCCGGCAAGGTAATCGAACCTGGCCTTGATCCACTCCTGATTGACATGGTCCACCGCGATCGCGGATGCCTCAGGGATGCCATTGATGGACAGAACCTCTCTGGCGAGCCGATTGTTCAGTACCGCATCGGCCGCCCGATTCGCCCTTTCATAGTCATCAGCGCTGATCAGGTTCGGAACCCCCTTGCGGTCCCGCCACTCCTTCGACCTTTTGTCCGACACGGAAACCACCGTGTAGTCTCTGACCCTGTCCGGCTCCAGAAGGATCGTGTGAACCAGCGATCCAAACACCATCGCATGAGTCGGCTTCGGCCTCTCCAGAAGGTAAAACCCCGGAGACCTGCGGATCATGTTCAGCGTACTGGACGTCAGAAACCGACGATCGGCATGATAGTCCTCATTCGACGGATTCGGGTCCAGAAACCCAGGAACCGGATTCTCAGAATCCAACGCATTCATGATTCACCTCCATTTCGTGTGGATTTCCATATTGTATCAAATGTAAACGACGTGTCAACTCTGAATTTCATTGTTGAATTGCCGTTTTGGGCGGATAAAATTGTGTCATGTGGAAAAGAAGGCCGATTGCGAAGAGGGCTCACCGGCCGGCGAGGAGGCTGATTGATCCTGAGCTTTTCATTGACACGTTTTACAGGAAGATCAGTGCCAAGGATCTTGTGAGTACGGAAGAACTGGCGGTAATCCTGAACGTCGAGAGGAGGCAGGTTCGCCGGTACGCAAGAAACAGAGACCTACGGCCGGTCATCAGAACCATACATCAGGGGAAAACACTCGAGCTATGGGATAAGGAAGAGTTCGTAAGAAACCTCTACGCACCAAGACTCGCAACCATGATAAAATGGAAGATCCAACTCAGTGAACTGGTAAACCTCAAACGAAAAGGAAGAATGGAATGCTCAGAAGACTTCCAGTGGCTCATGAAAATGACAGGAAGACAGGTAGTTCAACAGAAAATAACACGAAAAGCACCAATACCCACATCGTCCACCTTGCAATTGCTCGAAGAAATTATCTCTGGTTTCTTGGATCAGATCCGGAAATCATCATCCCCGAAGATAAAATCCGATCCATCATCGTCTCCAGAACACCATCAAATCAACTCGTCAGCATCTCACTCAGAACCGATGACGCCCACTACCAATGGTTCGGACTCGACGCCCTCAACTTCCTGAACTCCCTGACTCAAGCTTCAATAAAATACCACGAAGCTCCTCGTCAGAAAAATTCCCAAGACGTATAAATAACTCAGGATTCCCAGACGCCCGCTCTATAAAAGATTTCGGTAATACCTTGTAATACGAGTAAATCGGCGTCGGATCACAACCAAGAAATTTCGCTATCTTCAAAATCGCCAACACCGAAGGCTTCAACTTGCCCGACTCAACTAAACTCATGTACGTTCGAGAATAACCAATAGTGTCCGCCAATAAACTCATCCGTATCCCCGCCTTCAACCGAGCCGACCTCACCGGATTCATCACCCCTTCCTCCAAAGATTGGGAAATACTAAGCCATACACTCAATACAAAAATCTCAAAGGCAGATTATAATGTCCTAAAATTCATCCGGCAATATACCGCATTAAACGCCGAATCACCCTCCGAACATGTCGTCAAAAAAGCACTAAGACAAGAAATCAACCTCAAAAATCATAAACTCCTCATCCATACCAAAATAACTACCCTCGCCGCCAATACCCTCTGCCCCCTCTGCCTAGGCTCAGGTCTCATCTCCAAACCCCTAATCCATAAACTACACCTCAAAACAAAAGAATAACACCACACACCCAAAACTCCCACAAAACATAACCCCACCCCCCGAAGACTCGCAGATAAAAAGCCTGAAAGGGACCCCGGAAACTCTCAGACAAAAAGAGAGGCACCCCGAAAACTCTCAGACAAAAAGTCTGAGAGGGGTACGTCTTCCTAGGTGCCCGGCCTAGGCGGGCCTGCCCACCACCTAGGCCGACGCCTAGCCCGATCCTAGCCCGATCCTAGCCCAAGCCCCAAGGGAATCGCTAGTACCTAGTGCTAGCACTAGTGCTACTGCTAGCACTAGTAGCACCAGCACCAGCACCAGGCATCACTGGTGCTGGTGCACCAGCACCAGCGTCGACGCCGACGCCTGGCGTCGACTAGTCGACGTCGACTGGACAGACGTGCAGTAGTGGACAGACGTGCAGTAGCAGACGTGCAGTAGGGGTAGGGGTAGGGGTAGGGGTAGCGGGAGCGGGAGCGCCTCGTACTGGACATCTGTCCAGTACGAGGCGCAAAAAAAAATCCCCGACGACCACGCATCGTGGTCGTCGGGGACGAACGTCGTGCGAAGGCGCTATGCCTTCTTGACGACGTTCAGCGTGAAGGAATAGGCGACGCCGGCGTGTTCCAGCCGGCCACCTACGTGGTACCCGGCATTACGATGGCCATCGGCACCAGGCTTGAAGAACCTAGACCGGGCCGTAAAGCGTTGCCCACCGATGACGACATCGATCGTCTGGGGGATACCCTGCGGAACGTCACTTTGCCCTTGCGGGGACTGAGCGGGCTGCGCGGCTTGCGCTTGCTGCAAAGCAGCCAGCTGCGCCTGCAACTCCGCGATAGAGGGTTGCTTCTTCGACATTAGACATACTCCTACCGTCGACGCCTACCACTAGCCAAACCCAGCGTCTGGCCCAGCGCGGCGTTCCGACCAGAGCAGTCTACCACGGTTCCCGGTCCTGTCAAGTCGCCGCAAGCCCTTGCCGCGAAAGGACTTGCGGCGGTAATACCGTGTAATACCGTCTACCGTCCTGCTAGGCGTCCTGCTAGGCGTACCGTAGTGCTGGTCCTGCTAGGCGTACTGGTGGTTACGGCAGAGCTAGGAGGGAGGCTAGAGGTAGGCGGGGGTAGGCGGGAGTAGGCGGCGATAGGTGCTAGGTGTTCGACCGGCGGCCCAAGGGCTACGCTAGTGCTAGCACCGGCGTAGCCGATAGAAAAGCCCTAGGCGCTAGGTCCCAGGGCTTAAGAGAAAACGCCGTGCTAGGGAATACACCTAGCACGGCGCTAGTGTTTACTCCGCGTGCTAGCCGTTCCGCTCGGCTAGCTGCCGGCCGTAGCCGGCACTACGCGGCAATAGCCGTCACCCGCCTCCTAGGAGACGGGCCGGCACCCCCCATAGGGGGGCGGTACGCCTAGGGGCTAGAGCCCCGCCCGCTCGGCGTACCAATAGGCCCGTGCTGCCGCCCGCCCGGCTAACCGGGCGTAGAACCTCGACAGACGGGCATACCTCCGCACCTCGGTGTACTCACCGGGTGCGTCTTCGACGGACGCCGCCTCGGCCCAATCTGGGCCCGAGGTAGCGCCAGCCGCCTCGGCCGCCCACTCACGGGCTAGCCGGGCGAGCCGTTGGGATGGGCTATCGGATGCCTCGGCCGCCAGTATGGCGGCCCGCCAGCAAGCAATCCGTGCTCGCCGGCAGCCGCCACGGGCAGCCCGTAGGTAATCACTACTCATATCTTAACTCCTACCGGCCGTGCCGGTATGGCTACCGACCGGCTCCCAACAGGAAGCCGACAAAATCGGCAGCGAAACCAGTCTACCACCGATCCGGATTCCGTCAAATCCGGCCTAGCACCGACACACTAGGCTAGGCTATGGTAGACTCCGGTAGGAGTCGGCCTACACTCGGTGTAGGCCGAGGACTGTCGCTCGGCGTAGCCGAGCTGTAGCCTAGCCGTCGCCAGGCCAAAGAAAGGGCCGAGCCACAAGGGCTCGGCCTGGTAATTAAGGGCCCCGCTGGGCGGCGGGGCCAAGGGCACGGTCAGTCTTCAGGCGGCCCATAGGCCGCCTCCAAGGCTGCGACGGCAGCTTGGGCTGCCCCGTAGGCAGCCTGGTCTACTCCGTCGAACCGCACCGCGGCCTCCGCCAACGCCCTCCTGGCGAAGGCGTACGCCGCCTCTTCGGCGGCCTCCACCGCCCGCTCGGCCGCCCCAATGGCGGCCTGCCCCGGCCCCTCCTCGTAGTGCCCCCAAAGGGCGTTCAGAGCAAACACCGCGGCCTCCGCGCAGCGGAGGCCGGTCTCTACGTCATTCTTCCTATGCCAGTCCATACCTCTACTCCTTGCCGGCTTAGCCGGCCTAAAACCGTCGGCCGACCGGGCTGTACCCACAGCCCGACAAAATCGGCCAACGAACCCATCTTACCACGGTTCCGGATTCCGTCAAATCCGGCCTAGGAACCCGGAACCGTACCGGAACCCTACGGCTCGGTCTAGATCGTCCTGATCCCGACCGAGCCGGACGGCGTAGCCCCCACCTCGTAGAGGAGGCGACGCCGCCCGTTAAGGCTACGGTAGGCGGCCACCCTACCGAGCCCGACGAATCGCTCTGGGTACAGCCGCCCCAGAGCATCCTGCTCCGGGCTGTCCCAGTACTGCGCCCTGGCGGCAGCCGCCGCCAAGGCGCAGTAGGCCACTCTCAGGACCAGCTCGCCGCCATTCGGCAGCCGAGCCAGCCCCGAGCGGGCCAAGCTCAACACCCTCCGGCCGGGCCGCCGGAGATAAGGTGGGACCCGGCCTAGCGACAGGGTCGCTAGGGCAGGCCCCAGCTCCTCGGGGTCGCCGCCGCCGTCGGCGACAACCCCGAGGAGGAAGTCTCGGTGTCCCCTACTCCCTGCTAGGAGGACACCGAGATCCTCCAGCAGGCTCCCCTGGTAGCGAGGGCTACCAGGGGAGAGGTTAGTGATCCACATAGGATCCTCCCTAGCCGTCCAGACTTACCGTAAGCCCGGAATTTCGGCCAAAACCAGTCTACCACGGTTCCGGATTCCGTCAAATCCGGCCTAGCACCGACACACTAGGGTAGGCTACCCCAAGTCGGACCAGGCTAGGGTAGGCTACGTCAGGGCTAGAGTTTAAGCGTTCAGTTAACGGTAGTCGTATGCGCAAACTGTTAGCTGAACACTTAAATGCTAGGAGCGAGTGGCTTAGCTCGCCCTTGTCGGGGCATGCAAGGGTAGCGAAAGCTGGATGGCACCCTTAAGGGTCACGTCTCTGGCTACGAAGAAGGCAAGATAGACGATCAGCCAAGAGCACAAGCCGACCTACATCCTCTTGCCTTCGACCCATGCGGCCACGTCTTCGAGAGCGACTTAAGCGAGAAATGAACTTTGCTTAACACGCACAAGACACGTG